ATAAATTGAATTTAAAAATTTACCACGCGAGGCGCAGTATCATAAAGGCTTCTGAACAACTCAAAACTAGTTGTTAGTGTATGTAATCCATACAAGGCCGGCATAATATTCTCCTGAGTATTATAACGATAAGCCATAGCTTTCGATAATTCCTCAAGAACGACTTGATCGCCGTAATTGACCATAATATCTTTGTAAGATTCAAACATATCAGGAAATGTTTCCTCAGGTGTAGCGCAAACCGCACCAAGTTTCTCAATTCTTTTGAACGCGTCAGGAACCATATAAGCTCTATTATTAACCTTAATAATAAAACAAGAACAAAAGTAACCTACATGAGAAATGGTACATTTAGCACCAAGATTGAAAATGGAGGAAAATTCATCTTCAATATCGTCAGCCGCAATCGGCCGAGGTAAGGCAATAACTATGTCATCACCTAGAGAACAACTATAGAAAAAGCCATCAGGTAAAACATAAATAACGCAAACCGTAATCTCGTTAGAAATAGTATTACCAGTAGCAGTAGTAACATCACCAGACTTACGCTGTAAAAGAATAAATACTTTCAAACCAGCCGCAAAGGCCGTACCCTCAGTAATTATATGACCACTCTCCCACAAATCTTCATCAAGCACGTCTAAACCTAACATCTGGTACAAAAGATACTCAATCATAATAATTGTCCACTGCTGAGATTTGTCGAACTTGCTAAAGTCGTTCTCAAGATAATAAACCATCTTATCAAAAACCTCATGCTCGGTTATAAATTCTTCAATTTGCTTGCGATCTTTCTTAATATTATACATGCATTTTTCTTTATGAATAGAAAAAAGACGCTTGCGTAACTCGGAGAAAATAGGACCAAAATAAGCATTAATGTCCTTAGTATGAAAGAAAATCGTCTGAAGAGCAGCGTATTCCTCAGTAGCAGAATAATCGCACTTAGCTTTAACCTGACTCTTGTTCATAACCTCATAACGAGCCAGATTTTTCAGAGCAACAGAAAAATCGCCCACTTTCTCAAGAGCCTGCAAAACTTTAGGATCAACACGATTCACCCATTCTCTCAAACAAAACCCATCGAATTTTATAGGATTATCACGGAATTCTTTACACAGGTCACGAGCTTCAGGCACACAAAAGTTATCGAAATATCTATTAATGGATCTACGAGCTAACGTC